GTTTATATGGGTTTCTGGTCGAAACCCACGTGAGTGATCACGAAAGTGTATGGTACACCTTTGAAAAAGGGGCAACATTATGACTTCAAGTCAAACACTAAGTGATGAACTGTGCGTAAAGTTGAGAGCGGTGGGTTTACCAAAGGATGTAGTTTTACCTTTGGTAAATTCCATAACTGTCAGTGTTCAAGCTGAAGGACCAGAGAACGTCGTAAGACGTTTGAAGTTAATTAAACAGGCAGCCGTGTCAGTCCTTGCGAATCAGAAACCTGATTTCACATGGATTGCACATGATTCTAAGGGTCCTAAAGGCCCTTGGAAGCCTGTTTGGAGACTTCTCCAATCTTCCAGTTACAAACACAGAAAGCGTGCGATCAACGCTATGATGGTATATTCTAGTCTCCTTGCAGAGCGCTCAGAAGGTCCATCATCAGCACAGGAACGAAAGTTCTTGGGTTCGGTGGTTCAGCCCTCAGAGCGTGCTCAGAAGATGGAACGGATCGACCCCAGTTTCCTTTCAGAAATGAAGGTTGCTGGTCGTTGGTTATCTCGTACCTTTGGGAAACCAGAGCTTACCGAGGTTCCAGATGCTGTAGCGTTTGCAACAACAAAGAATGGATCAGATAAGCGTGGTTGTCAAAAGACCGAACGTCAGATTGAGATGCTTTTATCATGCCAAGCATGGCACCCTTTTCCTTCTGTTCAGAAGGCGATAGGTGAGCAACTCATCTCTGATTACAGGGACTTAACACATCCCTGGCATCGGTTTGATGATGACTTTAAGACCATTACCCCAGACGACATTGATGTGCCGTTGGGAGTGATTGGGTTCTCTCAAGAACCTGGTTGGAAGTTTAGGGCCTTCGCGGCCCCAAACGTCGTAATGCAAGCTGCGCTTGAACCTTTAAAGAAACAACTTCTTTCAACGCTTTCTAGGATCCCTTGTGATTTCACTCACAATCAAGATTCTGGAGTGGAGAGAGTTCGTCGTTGGCTTGAGGAAGGATCTACTGTTTATTCGGTAGATCTTTCTGATGCCACTAACAACTTCCCTCTTGCGATGCAAGATGCTGTTGCTGAAGGCTATGGCGTAACTGGTGAATATCGACATCTGATGAAACTTGTCAGTCGGTCCCCCTTCACTAAAATGTGGGGTGACCGTCAACCTGTTCGTTGGAACGTTGGACAGCCTTTAGGGGCTGGTCCTTCATTCCCTCTCTTTGCCATTTCTCACATAGCTTTTGCTATGGTGGCAGGAAAACGAG